TGCCCGCGACCGGCAGCAGCCCCTGGTCCATCAGGAACTGGCTCATCTCGTGCGGGATGACCACGTGCTCGCCATCCTGCCGCTCGACGATCGCCTCCCATCCGCGCTCGCCCACGATGTTGGCCATCCCGAGCGGGCCGCCTTCGGCCAGGCCGGGCAGGCCCGCCAGCGCCGGATTGCTCGCCAGCCACTGCGCCTCCTGGCGCGTGGCCCCGTAGCCCATCGCCCGGGTGATCGTGATGCGGATGTTGATCGGGATGTCTGCCGGCAGCGTGCTCAGGTACGAGTTAAGCGCCAGCGCCTGCTCGGCCGCGGCGCGCTCCAACTCGGTCATCGTGCCCAGCGCCACCTGGTAATCCAGCAGGCGCTGCATGTCGGCTTCATCGAACACGCCATCCTGAGCCAGGGCCAGCTGGTACATGGAAATGCTGACGTCCTCGACCGACTGCTTGGCGATCGAGCCAAATTCCTGCATCTGCTGGCTGGTGTCTTGAACGGCCGTCCCAAATTCAAATCCGGTTTGCTGTGCCTCGTACATTCCCCGCGCCCAATCGGTCAATGTGCGCGTATTCTCTTCGGTCTTTTCGGCCGCAACTTCCTCAGCTGCGCTCACCCCCATGATCGCATATCGAAGTAACGGCGGAATCGGCAGAAATCTGGTCCAGCTTTTGTTTGTTTCGTCCACCTGTTCGTTCATTTCGACAAGCCAGTTCAGTACATCGGCGGCTGGCCCTACGAAATCTTGCCCCAACCCCATCAGGAAACTATCCCAGGCATCCGTCATTCTGTCGACGGATTGATGCCACTCACGCGCTGCCTGCACACCCTCTTGGGTTACAACCAGGCCATCTTCCACGCCAGACATATATTGCTCGATGCCGGTTGAACCCTGCTCAAGCAACCGGAGCATATCTGGCCCCGATGCCTTTCCGAACAAGCGGATGGCTTCTTCTGCCCTCTGCGCGCCGGGCGGTAGCATGCGGATCTGGTCCGCCATCTGCCCGAGCCATTCCACTGAAGGTTCATAGCCTTGGCGAATGGCAAATTCCAATCCTGTGTTCAGTGTTTCCTGGGAAATGCGCAGATCATCGGCCGCCTGCACAAGGCGGCTCATCTGGTCCACCTGGATTCCGGTCACACGGCTCATGTCGTCCATCTTGAGCGCGTAATCGGCAAAACGATTGACGTTCTGAACAATGACTTTATCCACGATCGCATAAGCCGCAGTGACCCCCGCCACGGCACCCATTATGCTCGTCCAGGCGCGCTTGATGTCAAGCAGGCCGCGGACCGCGTCCTTGTCTCCGCCGCCTTTTTTGACCAGCTGGATGATGATGTCAAGCGTGCTGCGTGCCATCTCGCTCCTGTGCTAGTGGTACCGTTTCCGGTAGGTCGGGTGGGCGTTGCGCCAGGCCTCCATGCGGGCGTCGATCTTGCGCTGCGCCTTGCGGGCCGCTTCCAGCCGGGTGGTGATCGCCAGCGCGCCGTCGATCCACTCGCGCGGCAGGTTCTGCACATCCCAGGGCGCCACGAACGGGCCGCCCGCCGCCTGGTTCACGTGCTGGGCCTGGAAATAGGCCGCCAGGGTCACGTCGCCGGTTTTTCCGGTGCGGGCGACTTCTCCAATGGCGGCCGTGATCCTTTTTTTGTGTCGGTCCCGTGGCCATCGATCAGCAGCCAGCTCTGGCGGCACAGCCAGTCGTACAGCGCCGGGTTGGCCGCGTCCATCTGCTCCAGCTCGTCCGCCGTCCAGTGCGTGCTCTCGTCCGGCGATTGGCTCCACAGCGCCGCGTACCAGGCATGGATCGCCCGGCGGTAACTCTCGGTGAAGCTCCGGAACTCCTCGGGCACGGGATTGCCTTCCCGCCGCCCCAAAACCGCCCGCACCCATCCCGCCACGCGGCCGGGTGCTTTTTTCTGCGGCAGCTTCCCCGCCTGCGCCTGGCGGGCCAGCGCATCCAGCCGCTCGGCATAGGACCGGTTCAAGCGGTGGAACTCAAGCAGCACCGCCCGGGGCGGGTCCACCCACACGTGGATCGCCACCCCGGCCAGGCTCGCATTCGCAGGGTCGTACTCCTGCAGCGGCAGTTGCCGCACCGTCTTCGGGAACTCGAATTTCATGGCAGCCCTTCCCGGCGAGAACGCAGCGTGCTGCGCCCTACACCGCGTTGCTGTTGGTCGTGCAGGTCACGGCCAGCATGGCCGCGCCGGTGGTGTCGTACTGCCCCTGGAACAGGCAGGTGTGCAGGTTGTCACCGTCGGCCTCGCCGCCCAGCGGCACCATTTCCACGAAGCGGCCCCACAGGTCCACTGTCAGGTCGTAGCTGCTGCCGGACCCGATCTGCGATCCGGGGATCTTCAGCCGGATGGCATAGGGCGTGCGAGCGATGAAGCCGTCGTAGTAGCCATCGGCCACGCTGTCGCCCTCGAGCGTCATGCGCAGCATCACGTCGATCTTGCCCTCGCCGTGGGCATCGTAGGTCAGGCCGTTGCCGTGGAACTTGGGATGCAGGCCGGTCAGGATCTCCAGGCTGAAGTCGCGCAGCAGGCCGGTCTTCTGCGTGCCGCCTTTGCCCGCCCAGGTGGTGTCGATGTAGAGCTTGGCGTTGTTGGCCACCATCGGCTCCACGGCAGGCAGCGTCAGCCCGGCGGTGAAGGCGCTCGAAGCCACCGACTGGGCGAAGCACTCGGCCGAGAGCTTGACCGGTGCATTCTGGCCCATCGCGCCCTCGATCGTCAGGCGCTTGCACATCACATAGGGCAGGTCGAACTGCTCCACGTCGTCCCCCACTTCCAGGGTGAACGAGTCCTGCGCGTTGGTGGCTGTCAGGCTGGGCGTGAAGGTCCACAGGTAGTCGCCCTGCCCGGTGGTCACCAGGCTGGCGGTGATGTCACCTTTCAGCGCCATGCTCAGCAGGAACGGCAGAACCTGGAAATACCCATTCTCCACGCTCAGCGTGAAGCCATCCGCCAGCTGCTGGTACAGGTGCAGCTCCTTGCTGGCCGCCCGCAGCGCCAGGTTGTAGCTCGGCGCCACGTACTGGCGGTCCGCAGGCACGGGCATGTCGCCCAGGAAGATCTTGGTCGCATCGACCAGCGTGCCCTTGGCGGTCTTCAATTCCTTGCCGTACTGGATCTTCTTGAACACACGTTCGCCCATTTAGGCCTCCTTCGGGGCGGGCGCCCCGCTGGTCTCTTCGACCGGTTGGTAGTTTCCGTTGGCCAGCGCCGCCTGCAGCGCGTCGAGCAGGCCCAGGGCCTGGGCCTCGCCCATGCTCACCAGGTGTGGCAGGCCGGGGATCCCCTCGCCGTCGTTTCCGCAGAAACGGAAGCGGGCTTCAGGGTGGAACTCGTGGGACTTGCTCGTTTTTGCCATGCTGTCTCCTTACGTCGAGATCGTGATCGATCCCGTCAGATTTTGTTTGACCGTCCACGCGGCCAGCAGGCCGTGGTGCTGCGCGCCGGGCGCCGCATCGCCGAACTGCACCAGCTTGATCGCGCCGGGTCCGTTCACCAGCTGGAAGAACTTCACCGTGCCGCCCAGGGTCATGTTCCCGGCCGCCGCGCCCAGGATGCGCCCGTAAAACGGCAGGATGTACGCCAGGTTCGACGGCTTCAGGTCCGGGCACAGGTGGAACTCCGTGGCGCCCTGCCAGATCAGGATCGTCGGCCCGCCCTGGCTGTACTCCACCTGCAGGTCGGTCGGGTAGCTCAGCGCGCTGGGGAACTCCGTGATCGCCGCCGGGACCTCGTTGCGCTCGATGACCCGGTAGGAGCGCACCCTCCCCAGGCTGCCATCCGGGAACTCCCAGATCTTGGCCAGGGCATCGATCCACAGCTCCGCCGTGCGCAGGTCATCCGTCATGGCACCGCCAGGTCACGCACGGCGGCCTCGTTGGCCGCCGTTGCACGGCTAATAATTCCAGCCTCTGCTTGCGCCAGGCTGTCGCGCAATATCCAACGCGGTGCGAACCCTGGATGGCTTCCGATTGTCACCCATTGGCCCTTGACCATCACATGCGAATTGATCTCATGCGGCGGCGAGCCATATTCCAGAATGTTCATGTACCAGGCTGTCGTTGATCGAGTGAGACCAGCCGCATCAGATCGACTGATACCAGCCCCCCCCCAGCCGATACGCCCCCTCAGAGATAGACCACGTCCGGTCACCTTGCTCATCAGTGTTTCTTGAGCAAACCCAGACCAAAGCGGGGTCTTGCCAAGAACAATCTCTTTCGTATAATCCGTAGCGCCCTGAATCGCCGGCCGGAAATGCGCTTCGGCGATCTCCGGGTAATGCTTGAGCAGATCGAGCTGGCGCTCCAGGTCCGGGCTGGCGATGCCCTGCGAAAGCACGCTCATGCGAACCTCGGGATGTCGTAATTGGCGAGCACTTCGTTCATCGCCCCGCGCGGGAACTCGTTGGTGTAATAGACCTCGCCCAGCTCGCTGTTGCCGCTCTTCCCGGCAAACCCGCTGGATGCCTTCTTGAGCATCAAAGCGGCGATCTGGCGGGCAAGGTAGTTCACATCCGGCGGGATCTGGAAAACAGAGATGGCCACGGCAGCGTTGTGGGCTGCGGCCGTGGTACCGTTGGCGCCACGATCGACAGTGAAGGTGCGGTAGGCATCCACGCTTACCCCGGTATTGTGCGCCACGCGGTTCGTGCCGAACCAGCCGCGCGAGACGGCCACGCTGTTGGTCTGGATCTCTTCCACACGCATCAGCTCGAACTCGACCCGGATGATCTCGCCCGCCTTGACCTTGGTGCCATCCGCCAGGGTGATCGTGTCCTGCTGCAGGGTCACCGCCCCGTTCAAGGTGGTCACGGCGGCGGTCGGGGTGGAGTAACCCGTCACCAGCTCCTGCTCGGTGCCGATATACGCCACTGCGCCCGGGCTGAGCTTCGAGCCATCGTCCACCAACAGACTGGTGGCGCTGTTTGTCTGCCCGCCGGTGCCGACCACCGCGCCGCTGGCGGTCGTCTGCTCGAACAGGCCCCAGCGCCCGGTGATCTCGACCGAGTCCAGTTCGGTTGCCCACTCGCTCAGGCTGGCCGCATCCGGATCGACTTCCAGGTAGGTATAAGGACCATTGCGCCAGTGCGCCCCGCTCGGTTTCAGGATGTAATCGCTGCTGGCCAGCGACGTGCCATCGTTGCTGATCGCCGTGATGGCCAGCAAAGGCTGCACGTAGAGCCGCGGCACGCCCCGGCCTGTGAAATAACGACTCTCCGTAACCGGGATGAACTCGCCCATCTTGCCGCGCAGGAACATGCTCGCATCCCGGACGGCGCGCAGCTGAACGGCGATCTTTTCAGCGCCGCGCAGTTTCAGGTCGTCATCCAGTTCAGCGATCGTGCAGTAATACTGGGCAAGGTTCACAGGAGCCTCCATTCGGCGGGCGGTTGCTTGCCGGAGCTAGTCTCTGGCTGCACTTGGCCACAGGGGACCGCCCGCCGCGGGATTCACAGCCAGGGAAGGGCTGGCTGCTATCTCAAAGATCAGGCGGTGCCTTCGGCCGGGGCCACATGGACCTCGCCGTCGGCATTGGTCTCGGGGCGCCAGTTCTTGCCGTAGCGCAGGGCCACGACCGTGACGGCCACCGGGGTGGTGATGTTGGGCACGGTAATGATCGGGCGCACATACTGCTCGGCCGGGTTGCGGATTTCCAGGAACGCAAACCCGCTAGTATTGACCGCAGTGGCGAAGGAAACAGCCGACCCGAGCAGGTCTGCAGCTGTGCCAAAACCGACGGCGCTGTCTTGCTGCGCCTTGATCGAGAAGGTGGCCACTTCGCCCTTCCCGGCAACGACAAAAAACACGACGCCCTGGTAGCCGGTCATATCCACGCCGGTGCCAGTGATGGTCTCGTTGTCAGCATCGATCTTGTACGCAACAAGATCGGGCTGCATGTCGTCCTTGATGGTGTTGAACATCAGGGATGCCATTGCTTACTCCTTTTTCTTGGCCTTGACGGCCTTTTCCGCCCCGGCGGGCTTCAGGGCAGCGTTCTCCACGGGGAGCTCGCGGCTCTTCGGCAGGACGCCCACGATCCCGGCATCCAGCAGGCGCTGCGCTTCAGCGGGATCTTCGAGCTCGATCCGGTCGCCGTGCGTGTAGGGCTGCGGGCCGTTGGGCGTCCAACGCACCAGGGGGGTGATCACGAGATACTGGGACATATCTGCTCTCCTGGGGGCAGGGCTTGCGCCCTGCCCCACTCATTCACCTATGACTAGGTGTGCTGGATCAGGTAGCCCAGGGCGGACGGCTGCAGGACCTTGAAGACGGTCCGGAAGTACATCCACAGCTTGACCTGCCCGGTGCCCGCGGCGCTGTACGGATCGCGCAGCAGGGTGAAGCCGGGGGCCTCGCGCCAGCCCATGAAGTTCCAGTTGCCGAAGTAGGCGCTCTTCAGCCCGGCGGTCATGGCGCCCGCCTTGGTGGAGAAGTGGACCGGGTACCCCAGGATCTCGCGGCCGAGGGAGCCGCCGGGGTTCTCCGCATACATGCGCGGGTTGCCGGTGATCGCGGCGATGGCGCCGAAGGTGCTGGGCTTCATCACCCACGCGCAAGCGCCGCTGTCGTCCAGGTAATCGCCGACGGTGTCGTTCAGCACGACGGCTTCCGGCTCGCCCGCGGCGATGGCCGTGGCGCTGGCGGTGGTCTTCAGCGACGTGCCGCTGGCGGCAGCCTCGGTGAGCAGCAGGCTGTTCAGGGTCTTGGCCTGGCCGCGCGCCACCCAGTCCATCAGGAAGGACATCAGGCTGGCGTCTTCGTCGTTGAGCAGCTCGACGCTCAGGGTGATGTACTTGGTGTACTTCACCAGCGTCATGGCAGCCTGGCCGATGGCCGGGGCGTCCTGATCGAAGGAGCCCGCTTCGGCGGTGGAGACGAACTCGCCGTCGGTCTCGTTGTCATACGGGACATTGACGGTGGTGCCGATGCCGGGGATGCGGCGCACGCCGAGCCGCTCGGGGAGCGAGAGCTCGGTGCGCTTGGCGATCACGCCGCGGTACATCTCGGTGGGATCGACGTAACCGCCATCGGCAGCGGTGCCGATGTTCATGTCGGTGTTGTTGCTGGCGCGGATGGCGATCTCGTTCGGGCCCGCGCGCAGTTCGCTGACGGCGCCCATGTCGCCAGTGCGCAGGAAGGCGCCCAGGGACTTGGCGAAGGAATCGCCCAGCTTGTGCTTGAGCACGGCCGGGGCGGTGGGCTTGACGGCGCCGCGGATCTCGGGCTCGCCGACGATCTGGCTGCGCTGGTAGCGGGCATCCAGGGCCTTGACGTCGTCCTGGATCTTGTCCCAGGCGGCCTGCTCTTCGGCGCTGAAGTCGCGCTCTTCGGCGACGGTCAGGTCGTTCAGTTTGCGGCCCTCGTCGAGCAGGGCGGCGCGCTTGGCCAGGTATTCACGCTCGTTCATTTCTGGTTCTCCTTGTGGGATCCTTTCCCTCGGCGGGAAAGGTGGATGGGGGTTCGCTCAGAGAGCTGCAAGCTGCGGGTGCGCGCCGCCTGGCGTGCCTTCGCCCCTTCCGCACCGCCTGGTGCGGCCTGGGTGCCTTCTGCTCCCTGGATTTCTTCGGCTTTGGATCGAGCGGTCACACTCGTCTGCGGATAGGCCGGGAAGGTGACCGGTGAAACATCGAACAGCTCGTCGATCTCGACGATTGTGCGCAGCGAGAGATCACCCTTCTTCTCGGCCTTGGTCCACTCTTCCGTGCGGACGGTGAAAGCAAAGGAGCTCTGCCGCACGTCGCCGCGCTTGACCTTTTCGTACACGCTGACGGCCTGGGGATCGGCCAGGTTGACGTCGATCTCGTAATTCAGGGCCTGGTCGTCTTCCAGCAGGCGCAAGGTGCCCGCCAGGGTGCGGCCCAGGACCACGTCCCAGTTGTGGTTGAAGGCGCCGACCACGTCCGGGTTCTCGGAAAGGACACGTGCAAAAGCACCCGGCTTGATCGTCTCGCGGAACCAGGAACCGATCACCGTTTCCTGGTTGAAAACGGCGGCGGTGCCGGAAATGACAGGCTTGTCATCTGTGCCTGCGGCGCGCAGTTCCACGTTCAGAAAGCGGCGTTCCAGGCGTTCGTTGGCGGGGGTCTCGTGTTTTTCCATCAGTCCTCCTGGTCCATCAGGATGCCGCACAAAACAGCGCGCACATCCTCGGTGTCTGCACCGGCGGCCAGGGCGTGCCCCTGGCGCTCGGCGAACTGGCTGAGCTGATCCGAAACATCTTCCGGAAAGTCGATCAGTCCGGAACGCTGGAGCGGAGCGAGCGTGTCCAGAACGAACTCCACGAACTCGCCCCGGTAGAACTTCTCCACCCAGGCGGCCAGCTTTTCGGGCTTCCCGGCACAGCGCTTGAGCGCATCTTCGCGTTCCTTGGTCTCGCGGCGGGCGATACGGGCGATCACATCGTCAAGCAGCGGCACGATGCTGCGTGGCTGACCGCCCTGGTCGGGATCCGGCCGGTTCTGGCCGCTGCCCAGGTTGACCGGCACCAGGAACTCGTCGCCGCCCTCGTAGGGGTTCAGGTTCTCGCGCTCGCGCACTTCGTTGCGGCTCATCACGCCGTTCATGATGGCTGCCGTGTAGGCCTGCATGCGGCCGGAAAGATCGGTGCGCAGCATGGCCTCGGTCAGGTGCTCGGCAAAGTAATCGCCCTGCTCGCCTTCGAGCAGCAGATCCTTGTTCGCCTGCTGCTCCACGCGCACAAGCCAGGGGCGCAGGGTATGGTTCAGGTAGCCCTGTTCCTGCTGCTCGATGCCGGTGCCCCAGCTGGTGGAGCCGGTCACATCGCCGAGCATGTGCGGCGGGATGCGGAAGATGCGGGCGATCTCGGCCACCTGGAACTGGCGGGTCTGCAGGAACTGGGCATCCTCGGGCGGGAAGCCGATCTGCTCGATGCCCATGCCCTCCTCCAGGACGGCCGTCTTGCCAGCATTGGCAGAACCACGGAACGTGTCTTCCCAGTCCTGCTTCAAGCGTTCGATCGCCTTGGGGTCGGTGAACTTATTCGGGTGCTTGAGCACCAGCTGCGGCCGGGCGCCGTTGGCGAAGGTCTTGGAGCCGAACTCCTCGGCCGTCATGGCCAGGCCGATGGCATTTCGGGCCAAAGCGATGCGGCTGTAGCCCTTCACGCCGTCGAAGCCAAAGGCGGGCACGTGAAAGATCTGCTCCTGGCGGAAAGCCAGCTTCTGTTCGTTCTCGGTGCGATACAGGTAGCGGCGCTCGCCCTTTTCACGCACGACGTCCATACGCGCCGGGTTGAGCGGCCAGATCTCGGTCAGGCGGCCACGCTCATCCCAGATCATCTGCCCGTAAAAGTTGCCCCAGCCGAGCAGGTGCCCCATAACGATCTCCCGAAAGACCATGCTGGTCATTTCGGGGTTGGGGGCATCATGTAAAATGCGGTACAGGGGGTGATCGGCGGCGCGTTCCTTGCCACGCGCAAGGCGGCGGTACAGGACAAGCGGCAGGCTGGCGGTGTCTTCCATCAGGATCGAGAAACCGGCCAGCACGGCAGTGACGGTCAGCGCCCCCTCCACGGTGACCGCCTTGCCGGAATAGGACGCAGGGCTGCCGAAATACTCAACCAGCCAGCGCGGCGGCTGGGTCAGGGAAACAGTACGCCGCTCCAGCCAGCGAACGGCCAGGCGGTCGATCAGATTTTTTGGGGCTGCTTCCGGCATGCGCCTCCAGAATCGAAAAAGCCCGGCCTACTGCACCTTGCGATGCAACAGGCCGGGCGGTAAACTCCAGCTATCCCTATTCGGTTGTCAGCCCCACATCTGGCGGGCTGCAGAAATCATAGCACAGATGTTCCCCTTTTGCAAGGGGATAATAAACAGATTTTATAGATTATGCGATACAGAGATCGGCATTGGGATCCGGTTGCCACGCGCCGAACAGTTCCACCAGCGGCCCGCTCATCGCCCGGATACGCTTCCAGTTCGGGCAGTGCTTGCGCGCCCCGCGCCAGATCTCCAGCTGCTGCTCGAGCGTATTCCGAAACGCCAGGCTGTTGGAGTTCTGGTCGTAGGAATGGAAATACTTGACCGGCCCCTGGTACAGGTCCATTCCGGCCAGCAGGACCGGGTCACAGCCCATGAAGCATCCCAGCCAGGTGGCCAGGCTGCTCGAAAAACCGCTGTCCCACCAGGGCTCCCCGCGCACGTCCACCTGCGTCCAGAGCATCTGCCTGGATACAACGATCGACGTCTTGCAACAGGCATCGAACGCTGCGCGCAGGTGCGGATGCTGGTTGGGATCGTCCTGGAAGACCAGGTACTCCGGCAGGCGGGGCAGCTCCAGCACGTGGTGATTGATCCCGATCCAGACGGCGTTCTCAGGCACGCGCGCCAGGTCGCTGGGCAGGCTGGGGCCGCCGCCGAGAATGACAGCCGGGCGGCCCAGGTGCCGATTGCGCATGCGGATCAATGGCATCATAGCGTGATCAGCCCCCGATCTTCGTATACCGAGCCGCCCTGGTGACGGCTGGCGCGGTCCAGCGCCATTAATCCACTTACGATTCCGTCGATCTTCTCGCGGCTCTTGGCTTTGTCCGGCTTAACGTTCCCGGCCGGGTCCTGGCGCACGACCAGGTTATCAGCCATCCAGCGCAGCACCGGGTGGCCACCGTGGGCCAGTTTGCGGTCCATCACCAGGCGCAGCAGGTCCTTCATCGGCGGAGCCATGCTCTGGAAGCCCTGCCCAAACCCGACCAGCTCGAAACCGGCGCCCATCAGCTCCTGCGAGATCTGCACCGCGCCCCAGCGGTCGAAGGCGATCTCCCGAATATGGTACTTCTCGCCCAGGGCAATGATGTCGGCCACGATCTGGCGGTAGTCGATCACGTTGCCGGGCGTGGCCTTGATCAGGCCTGCGCGCACCCAGGCATCGTAGGGCACGCGGTCCTTGCGGGCGCGCTCGATCATGTTGGCTTCCGGGATCCAGAAGAACGGCAGCCAGGCGTGGTGCTCGCCCTCGCCCGGCTCGTTGGGAAAGTCGAGCACGAAAGCGGCGATGTCGCTGCTGCTGGCCAGGTCCAGCCCGCCATAGCACTCCGCGCCCTTGAGCAGCTCCGCGTCCACAGGCTGGTTGCAGGTGTCCCAGGTCTCGATCGGCAGCCAGCGGGTCTCCTGCTGCGTCCACTGGTTCAGGTGCAGGCGGCGGAACGTGTTCTGATAGGCGGGCGAGATCTGCGCCCGGCGAGCTTCGCTTTCCAGATAGTCCGCCGAAATGGTCACACCCAGGTTGGGGTTGGCCTTGCGCCAGGTGGCGGGATCGAGCCAGTCGTCGCCTTCGTCCGCGCCGTAGATGCAGGCGAAGAAGCTGTCATCCTGGACGATGCCCTGCAGGATCTGGCGGGCGTACTCGTGCTGCTCCCAGCAGATGCTCTCCCGGTCGTACCCGGCGGTGGTCAGCATCACCACCAGCGGCTGGCGCCGCGCACCGGTTGATGTGTTGAGCACATCCCAAAGCTCACGGTCGGGCTGGGTGTGCAGCTCGTCGAAGACGATGCCGTGGGCGTTGAGTCCATGCTGGTGGGGAGCGTCGGCACTGAGCACGCGGTAGGAGCTGCGCGTACCTGGAACGACGATCGACCTGCGGAACGGCTTCGACCGGCGCAGCAGCTCGGGGCTGGTCTCCACCATTGCCCGGGCCTCGTTGAACACGATCGCTGCCTGCTCGCGGTCGCTGGCCGCCGAGTACACTTCGGCGCCGGGCTCATTGTCGATATATAACAGCGCCAGGGCAATGGCTGCGCCCAGGGTGCTCTTGCCGTTTTTGCGTGGGATCTCGATGTAGGCGCGGCGGTAGCGGCGCGTGCCGTCTGCACGTTTCCAGCCGAACAACGGACGGATGACCTGGTCCTTCTGCCACTGCTCCAATTGGAATGGGCGCCCCGCCCACTCCCCTTTGGAATGATGCAGGAAGCGCTCGAAGAAAAGCACCGCCACGTTGGCGGCCTTGTCGTCGAAGTAAAACTCAGGCGTTGGATTTTCCATCGGGCGGCTTTACCACCGGCGCGGCGGGCAGCATCTCGAACAGCTGCTCAGCGAGGCTCTTTTCCTTCTCGGGCGGCTCTGCGTGAATACGTGTGCGCGAGCTGGGGGTCATGCCAAATTCCGCAGCGATCTTAACGAACTGCTGGATGGCCGTGTTGCGGATCCCGACCAGCGGATTTTGGATGATGTTGCCCTTGTCCGTCACGATCGTCAGCGGCTCGTTCTTCAGCTGCTCCTCGGCTTCGACAAACGTCCCCACCGCGGCGCAGTATGCGGCGAGCACGGACCGGTCGATGTTGGCGAGCAAGCCGAGGCGATACAGGTCCTTGGCCACGCGCTCCCACTCGCGGCGGGCATCGCCGGTCAGGTACGCGGGACGCGGTGGCAGTCCCAGCTGAGGCTTGGGCTCGCTCAAATTCAACGCGCGCTTGCCAGGGTTTCCCGCCAGCTGCTTCTCGATCGTCGGCTTCGGTTTTCGGCCCCTGGTCATGCTATACCCCCCTACCCAATTTCGCGGGCGCGCGC